CATGAAAGTGAAATCCCTTTTGAATATCTATCTGCAGGATATAAGAGTTGTATATATATTGTTCTCGGAATAATAAAGGAAATTGAATATCGAACAGAAGATACAGCAGCAAAAGACTTTGAAGGTGTTGTTTTAATTGATGAGGTTGATATTCATTTGCATCCTACGTGGCAACCTAGATTGTTGCAAACACTGAAAGAATTGTTTCCTAAAATGCAATTCATTGTTACAACGCATAGTCCAAGTATTCTACAAAGTTTAGAAAGAGAAGAAATTATTTCGCTAGGTCTTGATGAAGCCGGTAACACCGTTGTTAAGAATCTGCAGTTAGGCGAGTATGGCTTACAGGGTTGGACGTTAGAGGAAATTTTAACTGACGTGATGGATATGGAAAGTACCTCTTCAGAATTATATAAGACGACTCTGGATAAATTCGATAGAGCAATGGACAGAGAAGACCGCGATGAAATTTTAGAACAATATAGTATTTTAGACAAAATGCTGCATCCCACCAGCAACTTAAGAAGACTGCTAAAAATACAAATGGTTGGGTATGTAGAGGAGGTTTAATGACATGATCAAAATTACTCTTCCTGCTAAACCAATAGAATTAACAGATGAGGTTGAAAAACAATTAATTGCGGAATTTGTGGCAGATAAAAATAAGAGTGTTTGGCGTAAGGATTATATTAAAAGGCCGCTAGAGGAAATGACTAATGAAAAATGTAGTTATTGCGAAACTAAATTAACTAAGCAAGGGCTGTCGTTTACCTTAGATCATTACCATGACAAAGACATTTACCCCGATGAAGTCGTAAGCTGGGGGAACCTTCTTCCATCTTGCACGAATTGCAATTCACATAAGGGAAAAACTGATACATATAAAAATCCAATCCTTAACCCAACTGAACAAGATCCGAAAGAATATCTTTATCTAAAGGATTTTCGAATAAAAAGCAAAGATAACGATTATAAAAGCATAGGTAAATTCACTGTGGATTTACTCGATCTCAATAATAGAAAAAAATTACTTGATCCTAGATTGGATATTGCATATGAAATGATTAACAAAATAAGATATATTACCGATAAAATATCTAACTGCGAGGATCTTTCAGAGCTATCGCAAATCATTATTAATCGAGTTCGATTACATTTCATTGGATTACTTAATTTAGCTCAACCACATGAAGAATATAGCGCTTTTATTGCAACAATTCTTTTAAATGATGACGACTATACTGAAGCAGTTGATAAAGCCAAACAACTTGAATTATGGACTGAAGAAATGGAGCTATTGCATGAAAGTGCTGCATTAATTAAACTTGATATGAGTAAGTAATATTAAAAGGCACCCAACACCCGGGTGCTTTTTTGAAACGTGAATTCGAGAACGTACTCCGGTGAGCTTTAGGTGTGGGGTCTTTGTATAACTCCTGAGTAACTTGTTGCAAGATTCCAGATTTTGGGATATTATAGTTGTATAAAAAGTACGGAGGAGGAATATTAAAATGGATGAAAAAATTTACGATTTGCTAAAGGAGATAGCTGGGACTCTTGAAAACGTAGAAAGATTACTGGTAAAACTCGAATCTAATACTGATAATGTTGATTTTTATATTGGTGATTTATCAATGATTAAGTCGGATGTTAACAACATTTTAACAAAGCTGGACTAATAACAATCTAAGCACCCATATCCGGGTGCTTTTTTGGTACCTGAAATCAGAAAGAGAGGTGAACCTTTGTGGGATTAACAGATCAGCAAATGCTATTTATAACTGAATATTTAATTGATATGAATGCCACAAGGGCTTACAAGGTGGCATATCCAGCTGTGAAAAAAGATTCTTCGGCAGCTGCTGCAGCCTGGCGGTTGCTGAGAGTTAAAAAGGTCGAAGAATACTACAACGAACAGCTGGAAAAGATCCAGTCCGCAAAGGTGGCTGATGCTCAGGAAGTGCTTGAACACTTGACGGCTGCCATGCGAGGAGAGATCCAAGATGAAGTTGTTGTGGTAGAAGGATCCGGTGAGGGGTGCAGTGATGCCAAGATCGTTGAGAAACAGGTATCCGAGAAGGATCGGTTGAAAGCCGCAGAGTTGCTTGGCAGACGATATTCAATGTTTACCGATAAGGTGGATGTAAGTGGTGTGGAAGGTGTGGTGATTGTAAATGACATCCCCAAAACCGACACAGGTTAAGCTTACGGAGCTAATAGCTCCATCGTTTTATGAACTGCACTGGGATATTGCAGAGCATAAGCACACACATTACAAGCTGGCCGGCGGCCGTGGATCTACTAAGTCGTCATTTATCAGTATTGAACTAATCCTCGGAATGATGCAGGATCCGAACGCGAATGCGATTGCGATGCGTAAGATCGGACGATATTTAGAAGAGTCTGTGTTTGAACAGCTTCTTTGGGCGATCGATGCCTTGGGAGTAACAGACAAATGGAAAGTAAGGCTTTCGCCTTTGGGGCTGACTTATAAACCGTTTGGTAATCGAATCATATTCCGAGGTGCCGATGACCCGCAGAAGATCAAGTCGGTGAAATTAAAAACTGGTTATTTTAAATATATCTGGTTCGAAGAACGTGCTGAATTTGATGGTCCAGAAGAGGAACGAACAATTCTTCAATCACTCATGCGTGGTGGAAATGATTATATCGTGCTTTACTCGTGGAACCCACCCAAGAGCATTAACAACTGGGTAAACCAAGACGTGCTGCAGGAGCGGCCGGACACGATTATAAGTCGTACAGATTACCGTACAGTGCCCCGGGAATGGCTGGGAGAACAGTTCTTCATTGAAGCCGAACATCTGCAGGAGACGAAGCCAAAAGCTTACGAGCATGAATATCTGGGCGTGGCAACCGGTACTGGTGGAGCGGTATTCGAGAACATCACGATCCGAATAATTACCGATGAAGAGATGGAGAGATTTGACCGGATCAAACACGGATTGGACTTCGGCTATGGAGCCGATCCGCTGGCATACGAAAAGATGCATTATGACAAGACTCGTAAGCGTCTTTTTTTGTTTGGCGAAATATATGCCGTTCGCCTGGGTAATACCAAAGCGGCACGGGAATTGAGGAAGTTTAACCCACTCAACCGGATCATAACAGCGGATTCGGAAGAGCCGAGAGCGATTGCAGCTTTGAATGAATTAGGTTTGCGGGTTATAGGAGCTAAGAAGGGGCCCGGATCGGTTGACTTTGGCATGGAATTTCTGGCGGATGAACTGGAAGAAATCATCATCGATCCGAAAAAGTGTCCCAATGCCGCCCGGGAGTTTACAAGCTATGAGTTAGAGCGAGATAAAAACGGTAACTTTAAAGGGAGTTATCCCGATAAAGATAATCATACAATCGATGCTGTTCGGTATGGCATGGAGGATTCTATGACCAAGCGGACCGCAAAAATCAGAAACAGATCAAGATTAGGAATCTAAGGAGGTGAGAACGATGTACACGATTACATACCCACTTGAAAAGTATAACGAAGAGAATCTAAATAAAAATGATATCTTGACGCTGATCAATCAGCATCGTACTAAGGTCGTGCCGAAGCTGCTGAAGAATAAACGATATTATGAGGGCAAGCACGACATCCGGAATGCACAGCGCAAGAAAAGCGGTGCGCCTAACACCCGGATCGTCTGCAATCATGCGAAGGACATTGCCGATAATGCTACCGGGTATTTTCTTGGAAATGCGGTTACTTATTCCAACACCGGAGACAGCGATATTGAACCGCTGCTGTTGGCGTTTGATGCGGCCAATGTAGATGATACAGACTTTGATAACGGACTAGATATGTCTATCTACGGTGTGGCGTATGAGTATGTTTACGCTGCACAAGATCAATCAGAGATACGGACAAAGAATTTAGAGCCGGAGAATACCTTCATCGTATATGATGATACGATCGAGCAGAATCCGCTATTTGGTGTGTACTATTTCCGGAGTAAGGATGATGTGACAGGAATGTTCAAATACAGGGTGGTGGTTACAACCCAGCATTATTTGTACACGCTACACATTACGGACAACGAGAAGATCCAGCAGGCAGTCACGGAAACTCCTGTACAGCATCACTTCGACGACATCACGATCGTGGAGTATAAGAATAATAAGCACAATATCGGCGACTTTGAGCAGCAGATCAGTTTGATCGATGCGTACAATACACTGATGTCTGATCGCATCAATGACAAGGAGCAGTTCATTGATGCCCTGCTAATTATTTATGGAGCATTGCTGGGAGACGATGAAGAGGAGTCGAGAGCGGCACACAACTCTCTAGTGGAAGAGGGATTATTAGAACTACCCGCAGACGCGAAGGCGGATTATCTTGTCAAGACTCTGGACGAAGCAAGCGTTGAAACACTGCGTAAGGCAATCAAAGAAGATATTTATACCTTTTCACACGTACCCAATTTTACCGATGAAAATTTTGCCGGAAATAATTCCGGTGTGGCATTGGAACTCAAACTGCTTGGCTTGGAAATGCTCACAAAAATTAAAGAGCGACACTACAAGAATGGATTAAAGCGGAGAATCCAACTATTTTGTAGTTATCTTGGATTAAAACAGATCCTTGTAGATGCAAAATCTATCGTACCGGAGTTCAGCCGGTCACTACCGAAGAACTTGCTGGAGATATCACAGATGGTTGGGAACCTAAAAGGAACAGTAAGCCAGAGAACATTACTCGCGCAGATACCTTTCGTTGAGGATCCGGATGATGAAATTAAAAAAGTCAATGATGAGAACATCGAAAGTGCAAAGAGGCAGCGCGAAGCGTTTGGAGGTTACACAAACGATCCGCCGGACTTTAAACCGGATAATAAAGAAGGTGTAGTAGATGAGTAATCCAACTTACTGGGAGCGACGGCAAATTCAAAACATGTACGAATACATGGAGGGCACTGAAAAAGCAGCCGAACAGATCAGTAAAATGTATTTGAGGGCATCCAGGTATTTATCCATGCAGGCGGATGATATTTTTGAAAAGTATCAGGCCAAGCATGGTCTGTCCGAGGCGGAAGCTCGGCGGTTGATCAATGAGCTGCAGGACAAAACATCCATTGACGAGTTGCTGAAAAAACTGAAAAACGTAGTCCAAGACGAAAGCAGAAAGGAGCTGATCGCAAAGCTTGAAGCATCAGCCTATAGCGCACGCCTTGAAAACTTCCGCCAGCTGCAGGACCAGCTTGATATCGTTATGCGGGACGTGTACCAGCAGGAGAAGGATTTCAGCACAAACTACTATAAGGATTTGGCGAATGAAGCTTATTATCGAGGCATTTTTGATATTCAGCAACGGGCAAACGCAGCATTTTCATTCAGTCATTTGGACTCCAAGCAGATTGGCCTGGTCATCAATAGCAAATGGTCCGGCAACAATTATTCAAGCCGGATATGGGGCAATACCAGGGCGCTGGCGCAGGATATCAAAGAGGAGCTATTGATAAACCTGGTTACTGGCAGGTCGAACCGTGAAGCTGCAGAGATCATTTCTAATAAATTCGGCCAGGGCGCGTCTGTTGCCCGGCGATTAATCCGGACAGAGAGCAACTACTTGTCCGGGGAGATGAATTTTAAGGCGTATGAAGAATGCAGTATTGAAAAGTATCAGTACCTTGCTACACTGGATCTTAAGACGTCCAAGGCGTGTCAGGAGCTGGATGGAAAGATATTTTTAGTCAAGGATCGGAAGGTTGGAGTAAATTGTAATCCGGTGCATCCGTGGTGTCGGTCAACTACTATATCCGTTGTAGACGAAAGTCTGATAAAAGACATGCAGCGTCGAGCGAAAGATCCGGCAACTGGAGAATCTATTCTTGTGCCGCGCAGCATGAATTATAAAGAGTGGTATGATAAATACGTCCGAGGAAACAAGGATGTAGAACTGAAAGAGAAGCAGATTCAGAATGCCACAGCGGATCGAAAGCAGCATGAAAATTATAAACATGTTCTTGGTGATAAAATACCCGATAAACTGGACGATTTTCAACGAATGAAGTATAATGATAGTGAGGGATGGCGATATAGAAAGCTAGATTACTCCAGACAGAAAAAGTTGATTGATAATCCGACTTTAAAACTACCTGGATCGGAAAATGCTATTCTTCCGGATGCTAAGTTTACTAAGTATCTATTTGACGGTAGTAACGCAGAGGGACTTGCGAAAGGTTCAGCCATCGACAGCCGATTAGGGTATAATCTTAATAACTGGAAAGAGTTCAGGAATGGTTTGGCAAGCAGCGCCGCGAAATATCCGGTTTCTCTTAGGGGGAATAATGGCTATGGTGATTTGTATGAGCAAAAGATTGTTTTGTATGGATTAAGGGGAAAGCCAGCTAATCTAATAGTAGGGTGGCTGCATAAGCCCGATGGGACGATGAACTTGGCGAGCGCATATATAAAAGAGGTGTAGTTATGAAAGTGAAACAATATGATACTGTATTATTGAAAGACGGCAGGAGAGCTGCTATTGTTGAGGCGTTTGACAATAAAGTGTTTATAGCCGATGTTGGTAGTTCCCCCAAGGACTGGGAAACAATAGACATAACTATTGATGACATTGAAAAGGTATTATAGTACCACTGATTCGAGTGAACGGATTGGTGGTATTTTTATACTTAAAATGAGAGGGGGTGATGCGGATGAAGGTAAAGGTAATTAAAGAGTATAACGATCGAATTAACAAAGAACGAAAAGAGTTTGGCAAGACGTATGATTACGCTGACGAAGCCCGGGTGGCGGAACTTGTCAAAAGCGGAAATGTTGAGGTTGTCAATGAGAAGCCGTCAGCAAAACCAAAAACTAAATCAGAGTAACCATAGCACCTATACCAGGTGTTATTTTTATGTCCGCAATGACGTAAAACTACAAATTTCAAAGATAATGGTCTGGGCTTAAGTGAATGGGCTGGGGTCGGAAAGGATGCAAGATGAAGAAAAAAGATTTATTGATGCCCTATAATATTCAATTTTTTGCCGAAGAAGGGGACGGCGCTGGGACTGATGACGGAAATGGCAGCGGATCCGGAGAAGGGCAGAGCGGTGACGCCGGAGAGAATCCACCGGCATTACCGAGTTTTGATGACTTCCTGCAAGGGGAAGGCAATCAAGCGGAGTTTGATAGGCGGGTACAACAGGCAATTGGCACCGCGGTAACGAAAGCACAAGAAAAGTGGGAAATACTCGCAGATGATCGGGCATCAGAGGCTGAGAAGCTGGCGAAGATGACCAAGGATGAGAAAGAGCGGTACCTACTTCAGAAACAGCAGAACGAACTCCAAAGTCGCGAAGCTGAGATTACCCGACGGGAGTTGATGGCGGAAGCGAAAAACACCCTCGCGGAAAAGAAGCTGCCAGCAGGACTGGCGGGCGTATTGAATTACACGGATGCCGACGCTTGCAACAAGTC